GGGGCGTGCCGCCATCTGCCGGGCCGCCGAACGGATCGAAGGGCACAGGATCGGGCGGAAGCTCGTTCAGCTCGTCGAGCGGCGCATGCCCGGTGAGCTGACGAAACTCGTTGCCCGTATAGAATTGCTTCGCCTGCAGCATGATCGCCGACTTTGCGGCGATATCCTCTTGCACGGGCGTCTCGTAGCAGAGCGTAAGCCCCGCGTCGGCGAGGCCGAATTCGTCATCGCCCCACAACTGCAGCTCGTCGCACATGTCGGACAAGCGCGGGTCGGTAATGTGCTGCGCCATGAGATAGTCAGCACTGTCGATCGTGGCGCGATTGCTGCTTTCGAGGCGCCCAAGGATCTCGGGAGGCATGCCGTAAATCTCGGAAATAACCTTTCGCTGATCCGTGCGCATGTCGACCATGGAATTGTCTTTGAGGCTGTTGCCGATTTCCTTGATCTCGATTGGCCTATTCGAAAAGAACGGCCGCCCGCCCTTGCCGAAGCCGCGGAACTTTTCGAGCCAGGACGTCTCAAGTCGCGAGCGGTCCTTTTCGCTCCCGATAGGATGCTCGTTCGTGCCCGACACAATGAAGTCGGGACGCGCATAGTTCTTGAAAAATCCAGCGATATAGTTGCTCGCCGCCTCGTCCGTATCCAGCTCGACGCGCGCCGCTGCAGTGAGCGAATTGCCCCGGCCGTACGGATCTTTCACGTCGGGATCGGAGAACGCCAGAACCTCAGTAGCCGGGATCTGCAGAGCCGTCCCGTTTTTCGGGTAAATCACATAGTAGTCTTGCAGGTTGCTCGGCGTGCTCTGGACCCAATGCGGCGGGATGACGGCATAGCTCGCCGGCTTTTTGTCTTTGCCGCGGCCGATGACCCAAAACGCCTCGCCTGCAAGATCGAGGTATATATGCGAGAGCTGGCGGTTCTTTCGGCCCGAAAGCCGCTTGCCGGCGATGCGCCCCGTCCCGAATTTCATAAAATCTAGCATCGGATGCTCGTCGATCCGCTCGCCGTTCGCATCTTCGAGGTACCAGCACTGTTTAGCGCAATTCGCCGCGATCTTGCCTACGATCGAGCGAACCCATGGGCTGGATTTATACAGCTCCAAAAGCTGCGCGGCATTGGCGGGAGGCGGGTTATAGAACGGCGTCCCGGCGACGAGGTCCACGACTGATTGGGACGCGGTTCGCTTTGACATTAGCGAACCCATAAAATTGTTTGTTGCTGCGCGAGTTCGAGATACGAGGTTGCTACCAAAACGCATGGGCGTCTGTTCCAAGGGCTAGATGGCCTACGGCATACACGAGGGCGTCCAACCTATCGGGGCTGTCCTCGCCAGTCGAGCCCGCAAAGTTAACCATCTGTTGCTCTAACTTATTAAATCCGCCGACGTGATGCACGAGCCCCTGTTCGTAAAGGGCCGCGATCGGCTCGGCGCGCAGGTATTTTCCGCGCTTCGCATGTACCTTTTTGAGATAAAATACCTTGTCACGCGCGAATGATTTCAGCGTGAATTCGACGAGATCCCCGCCCTGATTTGTTTCGGCGATGACGCAATTCGCCTCGAAGCGCTCATATGCGACGAGAACGACCTTTGCCCATTCGGCCGGGCTGTAGCTGCCGGAGAAATCGGCGAGAACGTAGCAATGCCCATTATCGCCGAGCCCGACGACGACTATGCCCGTCTCGTCACTCTCGTCTGTTTTCGTAACTGCAGGGTCGACCGCTACGGCAGTTTGAACGATCTCGACGCCGTCGGGAATATCGCTGATGCGCAGCTCTTCTAGTTGTAGCACCTTCCATAGCGCGTTGTCGTTCTCGGACAGGATCGCGCCGTATAACTCCTGTTGCCCTTTGCGCGTGTTGCCGTAGACCCGTTTCAGCTTCGCGACGGCTGACGGTGCAAGGTTCGCCTCGTTGTCGAATGTGGGGCGGACGGTGACGTGAACCGTGTCATCCTTTACCGCATTGCGAATAAAGTCGATCGGGCGCGGCGTTGTCGTCAGAATCGTCCGCGGCCGTTTGCCGAGGCGCAAACCATATTGATAATTATCCCATGTTTCCGTGAGGCGTTTGCCTTCGTTCTTCACGCCGCCGGCCGCAGCGCCCCATGAGGCAACCTCGTCCCCCCATCCGCCGTGCCATTGCGGGCCGCGTCGACGGTCGGGTTTCTCGGCAGATTTCCCGACGAGAATAGAACCGTTGATTAGTTCCATTTCGAGCGTCGAGCTTGAATAGCTCTTTATGAAATACGACGGGACAACGTCCTGCAGACCCGATGACTTACCCTCGAAGCAAACGGATCGGACGTCGCCTTGGGTCGGGCCGATGACCGCGATCCGCTGTCCGCGCGCCTTGAGCCCCCAATAGGCCGCCGTCTGCGCGCCCGTTCGCGTCTTACCGTATCCGCGACCAGCAAGAATGAGCCACGTATCCCAATGCTCGCTTGCGGGCTCAAGTTGATTCGGCCGGGCCGCAGATATCCATTCGCCCCGCCAGTCTGCCAGCCGGCGATTGAATTCATTCGAGCGAATTAGTATCTCGGCGTAACTCATGACGGAGCTGTAAGAGCCTTCGCCCGTGCGAGGTCGTCGAGCATCGATATGACGTCCTCGACCGGCTTCGTACTTTCGTCCTGCAGCCCGCGCCGCTTATCCTGCTCTGCCCATTGGCGTTTTATATATTCGGTGCGCGCCTTGCTGCAGTAGCGCAGCGGATCGCGCGCTGACAGCATGAACATAAGCAGACCGTCGGAATACTCGTGCTCGATATATTGCTTGCCCGTCTCCAAATCGAAAACGGGCATTCCCTTAGCCGTGAATTTTTTCTTGGTTACGCCCTGGACAGCGCGGCGCCGGGCTTCCATAGCAAGCGCGTCGCCTCCGGCCGCGTATGCGATTTCCCAATCGCGGTCGAATTCCTCGCACTCGTCGCGCCAGCGATAGACTGTGCGCGCGTTGATGCCGGCGAGCATGGCTGACTGGGAAACCGTATACCCGTCGGCGAGGTTGCGCAGAAAGTCGGCTCGCTGGTTCGCAGCAAGCGTTTCATTGTGCAGTGGTTTTCCGATCGGAGGGGCCATGTCGCGAAAATGCGCGGCGTTGCATAGGCTCGTCAAACGCAAAGAGCCCGACGAGCCGGGGGGCTGCTCGTCGGGCTCTTATCAGCCGCTCATTCAGGCAGGTGTCTAATCCGCCCTACTGGCGTACGGCCGATTACTTGCCGTTGCGGTACTCGCGCCGCTGCCTCGCCGTCGCCGACTCGTGGAAGATCGGCATGCGCCCGACGCCCTTGTAAATCAGCTCCTTTCCGGTGATCGGGCAGACGGCCGTACGCGGCCCGATCTTCTTCGCCTTGGGTGCCTTCGCCATTGTGTCTCGTCCTCGTGTGTGTGGTTAGGATGAAACGAAACTTAATCATGGCGACGAAAAAGACAAACGCGCTAAAATTTCAGATCGTCGGAGGGGCGGGCTCGAAATACTTCCCGTCCGGGCCGCATTCGTTTTCGTCAGCGCGCACACCCGCGCAACCGATAGCTCCCGACAGTACCCTCCTGCCAGTGACGAGGTCCGTTATTTCTCTGCTCCGGGCCAAACAAACATGCTCCGCCGCCGGGAAGCCTCGCCGGCATGCGATCCGGATGTCGTGATGTGCGCAGTTTATGCACAGCTTCATTCCCATACCCCTATCGCTCGTCCTACCTGATCGAGAGTATCGAAAAGCCCTGATGCGGTGACGTCCTTTTCGGGATCGGCCCGCTCGACGCGCGCTTGTATCTTCAGAACCTCTTTGATCGCATGCATATCGACGCCGTTCTCGGCCGCGATCTCGGCAAGATCCTTCATGGCGCCCGTCAATGCGAGACGTTCGCGCCGCAGATGCTTGGCCTTTTCGAGATACCCCCACAAATCAGGGTCGCGCTCCCGGGTCGACGCGGACAAGTCAATATCGAGCGCCGTCGACCTGAATACGACTGTCGCCGCTTTGACCGTCGAGACCCATGTCGCGCGGGCGTCTGGCGTCATGGCGTCGAGCCGGGCCGATAGACGCATCGTCGCCGGAGTGTAGCCGGCGGCATGGGCGTCCGTGATCACGTCTTTGAATCGGCTCGCGATCAACCTCCGATCCGCGGCGAGTTTTTTGTACCGCTCATAAACCCACTTGATCGCCTCGTCATGGGTCATGCGGTTCGGCGCGACAAACGCCTTTGGCTTAGTTTCAGCAGTCATGTGGGGGTTACTCCGGGCGCAACTATTGCATATCGGCAACACGATAACCGCAATTCGTTAAGAAATCGAAACAGCTTTGACGTCAAATCGCTGGTACCGGCTGACGTCAGATCATAACTCGAAGCATATTTTAGTTGTATACGCTTTGATCAGTATAGGTTTTTGTTTGCGATTTGTAACCCATTGATCCGCAACGCTTTTCAGTTTTAACGTATACATTCGGTCGCGGTTGACGCGGTCGGTGACGTGGTTCGCAAAGCCCGTAAACACGGGCTCTACGTCGAATGTCCGTATGCGGATGTCGCGGTTGACGCGGTCATGTCGCGGTCGCGGATCGACCGCGCAGGCACGAAATGACAGTTTTTATTCTCAATGTTTTCAACGGTTTAGCGTTACGACGTAGGCGGATGTCGCGGTGAAATCGGCGCGCGGTGAAAGTTTCACCACGACCGATGCTGTAACCCATTGATTTTACGACAGAATAAACCTCATGTCGCGGTCGTCGCGGTCGATCTCCCTACGGGAGAGTGCGCGCCCGCCTCCGGAGCGGGCCGCGCACTCCCTAGACGCTATCAACAGGATTGCGGAATATCTGCGGAAAATGTTTGCGCCGAATATCTGATTGCAGTTTAATGGCGTTCGGTTTTGGACGAGCGCGGGGGAGTGCATGACGGTTTCCGTAGAGCCGACGGCGCGGCTATGCGTCGTATTTGCCCGGCAGCGTCGCGCCGACGCATACACGGTCGACGAGGTCGCAACCGATGCACGCCGCGTCGTCACGATCGCGATAGCCGTACGCCGCGCACTGCAGCGGCAGCGATCCGCCGATAAGATGGTTTTGGAAATACAGGAAATAGCCGACAAATATGGCGCGCGAGTTGTACCTAATTTCGATCTTGAGGGAACCGTAATAGGGATGACGTTCCAAGCCGGCGGGTACTCGTCTGGCTTTCGGAACGTGTTCCCGGTAACGTAACGTTCATCCGACTGTGACACGATTTCCGCAACGCTGCCGGATGGGTCCGACGGCGGCAGCCGAAACGATCGAACAGCCACGAAACGGGACGCCCCATGTCTGACAGCCACGACGAGCAGCGGAACGCGTTTCCGGAAACGAAAAGGAACGTTCCGACGGAACGCGAGAACGCCCATGGGATAGGCACTTGCCGCCGATCCGAGACGTACCGGCAACGTCCCGGGAAACGTTTCGGCGATGCGCTCCGGTACGTCGACCGTTCAGCCCCGATCGAGGGGAGTGTTACCCGTGAGTGACGAGCGTTCCGACTGCGGCATGTCCCTACGATACAGCCGCCACGTGTACCGTGCTTATTCGTTCGTCGAGGGCTGTTTCATTCCCTGTACCGATCCGTGCGAAACGGTACAGCTAGCAGTGCAACTCGGGAACGAGGTTGCGAACGGATGGCGTCTCGCGGGTGACCCTGGAGTGTTCGAAGTTCGCCCTTGTCTCGTGTTGCTGCATTAGACGGGCATAAACCCTACGCATACTGTCCGCCCGTCGTAATCCTAGCGGATCATCGGCCGATCTGTTCCGATCGAAACTTTCAAACCCGGCGGGGTAACCTGCCGGGCTTTTTGCTTTTCAGCGCAATGTAATCTTAATCGGGTCCGTGTTACGGTTTTCGTGTCGGAGATACGTTGCCGGCACGAAGCCACGGAGGGGACCGCATGAAGTAATCAAGCCTTGGACGTGGATATTTCGGCCCTGCAGTCCGCGCCAAGAAACTGCAGGGCCGATTTATTTTAGCCCGCTCGCTGCCACGTAATAGGGGAGGCACTGACGAGCTGCTTAGATTTGAATGATTCCCCGCCTCCCCACACGGTAACGTTACCCTCGCCGAGCTTGACGCGATCGAGCACGCCTACGACGGGCGCCGCATGATCTCCGAGCTCCAAGACGCTCATGCGCCCGAACGCGTCAACGCGAACCGTCTCGCTCATTTCGTAATACAGAATCGAGCCCGTCCAAATCCCTAGGCTCGTCTGTGCCGTCTCGACGCGCAGGGCTCGAGTCAACGATGAACCGTCCGCCGGAGCCTCGACCGTCTCGGCCCGGCCCGGTACCGGCGACACGCGGCCATTCGCGCGCAGGATGCCAGCGACAGGCACCGACGTCGACGGGACGCGCACGCCGAACCGCCGCAACGCTTCGAGGGGAGGCACGTCCAGCAACAGCGACCATTGCATGATCTCGTCCGCCGTCGCCGGCCGCATGCCCGATGCCATCCGCCAGACCATATTCGGATACGTGTTCATCGCTCGCGCGACGTCTGCGACGGTAACGCCGAGATCTTTCAACCGCTGCTTAATCCACTCCGTTTGCGGGATGTTACGCTTATCGTGTTTTGTCTTTGAAGCCATGACAGAAATCCCCGAATCATCGCCGCTAATTGTCGGCATAGATCCAGGTTCGCAAGGGGCAATCGCCCTTGTGCGGGGCGATAAGGTTACGGTTTTC